CCACCCCCTCCTAGCAGAATCAGTCACACAATTCCAAGCTCAAGCCTTTAAAGAGCTTTTGCCATCAAAAGGACCTGTAAAAACACAGGTAATGGGCATGGAAACACCCGAAATTGAGGCGCAAGCCAATCGAGTTCAAGAGTACATGAACTACCAAATAACCACCGAAATGCAGGAATATACCCCTGAAATGGACCAATTATTGTTCTATTTGCCGCTTGCAGGGTCTGCATTTAAGAAGGTTTATTTTGATCCAAGCAAACAAAGAGCGGTCAGCACCTTTGTACCCACAGAAGATTTAGTTGTTCCGTATACAGCAAGTGATTTAGAAACTTGCGAGCGCGTAACACACATTGTCAAAATGACATACAACGAAGTTCGAGCGCAACAACTTGCAGGATTCTACAGAGACATATCCATTGAACCGTCCGAGACAAACATAGACAGCAAGCCACAAGACAAAGTGGATGATCTCGAAGGCGTGTCGGCTAGTGGCACAACGGAAATGATGTACGAACTCTTGGAGTTTCATGTGTCCATGGACATACCGGGATTTGAAGATCCCGACGGGATGCACATTCCCTATATCATTACTGTTGATCGAACATCAAACAAAGTTTTGTCCATCCGTAGAAACTACGATCAAAATGATCCTTTAAAAAGAAAGACTCAGTATTTTGTTCATTACAAATTCCTTCCAGGATTGGGTTTCTACGGATTCGGACTCATTCACATGATCGGCGGTTTGTCTAAAACCGCAACGGCGGCCCTTAGACAATTAATAGATGCGGGAACCCTCGCGAACCTTCCTGCTGGATTTAAAGCAAGAGGGCTTAGAATCAGGGATGATGAGACTCCGCTAGAGCCCGGCGAGTTTCGCGATGTTGATGCACCAGGAGGCGCGCTTCGAGATTCTTTAGTGCCACTGCCTTATAAAGAACCCTCGCAAACACTGCTTGCATTAATGGGAACCTGTGTTGAAGCCGGACAACGTTTTGCTTCTTTGGCAAACCTACAAATCGGCGAAGGCAATCAAGAACTACCGGTCGGCACAACCATGGCTTTATTAGAGCAAGGCACTCGTGTCATGTCGGCAGTACACAAACGATTGCATTACGCGCAGAAAACAGAGTTTAAAATATTGGCAAGGCTGTTTGCGCAATATCTACCACCAGAATACCCGTATCTTGTTGCTGGCGGAAACCAGACAATTAAACAACAGGACTTTGACGACCGCGTTGATGTGGTTCCTGTTTCTGATCCAAACTTCTTCTCAATGAGTCAAAGGATTTCACTTGCGCAACAAGAACTACAACTGGTGCAAAGTAATCCAGAAATACACAACATTAAAGAATCCTATCGCAGAATGTATGAAGCGTTAGGAACAGAAAACATTGAAGCACTGTTACTGCCTGATCCTCCACCTCCCGCTCCTATGGACCCAGCGCAAGAAAACGGTGCAGCTATTACGGGAGCGCCATTGATTGCTTTTCCAGAGCAAGAGCACATGACGCATATTGAAGCACACATCACACTAATAGAAAGTCCTGTGGCCATGATGAACCCAGCAACGGTTCCATCTTTGGTGTCACACATTTTTCAGCACATTTCTATGGAAGCACAAAAAGTTGCTGACCAACAAATGCCTGAACAACCTATGCCTCAACAAGGCATGATGCCGCAAATGCAACAAGGCGGACCAATACCTATGGGCGAACCACAACAACCCCCTCCACCAAACCCAGAAAAAGAGGCGTTGAAAGCGAGCATAGAAGTAGAGCTTATGGAAACAATAATGCCTTCTTTAGAAGAAATCTTGACACCACCCGATGATGGAGTGGTACAATTAAAACAACAAGAGCTTCAGATACAAGCGCAAGAAAACCAAGACGACAAAGAAATTGCTGAGAAGAAGCTAGAACTGGAAACAGCAAAACTTTTGCAGAAAGACGAGTCTGAGGAAGAAAGAATTAAATCTCAAGAAGACATTGCAGCACTAAAAGCAAATGTTGAGAGAGAGCGCATAGCTAAAGACATGAAAAAAGATAAATAATGCCAGCAAGAACACCTAAACCTAAATATTCAGTAGACCCTTTTGGTATGCCTTTTGGTCCTGGTCATCCGTTATGGGACCCAAAGAAAGACGAATCTTCTACTCCAACACCGACCCCGGAACAAATTCAACAAATGATTGCAGACGCACTAGCTGGGCAACAAGGCGCTGGGCAACAACAAGGCGTGGCTTCTTTAGCAGAAAGAATAGGCCAACACCTTGTTTCCGGCAGTAACCCTGAATATATAGAAGAGTTTGACACAAACAAAGACGGAAAGATTAGTACGCAGGATGCAATTTTTGCACAGCAGTTTGCCGCTGGTTTGAGAGATCCAGAAACACTGCAAGCAATAAACATAAACCAACCACAACAGTCTTTAGCAGAAAGAATAGGCCAACACCTTGTTTCCGGCAGTAACCCTGAATATATAGAAGAGTTTGACACAAACAAAGACGGAAAGATTAGTACGCAGGATGCAATTTTTGCAAAACAGTTTGATGCCGGACTGAGAGATCCAGAAACTTTAGAAGCGATACAAACGCAAGAACAACCGGATTTGTCTGGGTTTACAACACAAGAAGATTTAGATGCAGCAATCCAGTCGGCTCTCGCTGGGCAAACAGGACCCGATCTTAGTGGATACGCTCAACAGGGAGACATGGACTCAGCCATTGAAGCAGCGCTTGCTGGGCAAGACTTTAGCGGGTTTGCTTCTCAAGCAGATATTGACGAAGCATTAGCTGGACTACAGGGAGGCCCAGATAGAACATCTATAGAACAGATGATCAGCGATGCTATTGGAGGAATTCAAGGACCCGATCTTAGTGGGTACGCTCAACAGGGAGACATGGACTCAGCCATTGAAGCCGCCCTTGCTGGGCAAGACTTTGGTGGATTTACCACTGATGCTGAACTACAGTCAGCATTAGCTGGAATTCAAGGACCCGATCTTAGTGGTTTTATGACCGCCGCCGATGCAAAAGAACTGTTTCAAGGCATGGACACCAGCGGTATTGAGGCCGGTGTTTTACAAAAAATGGGGCTCCCAGACATGCTTACAGAAGAAGCCGTCCAAGACGCGATAAACCAAGCATTAGGAGGCGCGGGCGGCTTAAGCGAAGCAGACGTTGAAAGAATCCTGCAAGAGCAGATGGGCAATCAAAACATTGATTTAAGTGATTATTTAAAAACAGGAAAAGCAGAAGAAATGTTTGTTGGCGAAGCAAAGGTTCAACAAATGATTACAGACGGACTGGCTCAAGGACTTAGCCCAGAACAAATTCAAGCTATGATTGCTGAAGCAACGGGTGGACAGGTGAGCGAGGAAATGATTCAAGAAATGATTGCTGAAGCTATGGCTCAAGCCGGAACCGGAGGGCTTACAGAAGAAGCCGTCCAAGCCATGATTGACGCCACTGGACAAGGAGCAAGCATGGAGCAAATTCAAAAAATGTTGGGAGAAACAGGCTATCTTACGCAAGAGCAAATACAAGGTATGATACAAGAAAGCGCTACTCCAGGTTTTGATTCCACAGGCTTAGAAGAAAGACTGGCGGCTTTAGAGGCCGCGGGTGCTGTTGGTGGAGATGTTGGTGGAGATGTTGGTGGAGATGTTGGTCCGGGCCCAGATAGTACGACGGGTCCAGAGGATGGGGATGCGGCGACTCCGTATGTGCCCCCCGACCCAAATCAATACAAAGTAGCAACCGGACCCTATGGTTATAACCCATACCAAAGCGGACAATATCAATCTGACCCTTATGGACCTTCTGGTGTTCCAAAAATGGGAGGAGTTACAACTATTCCAACTCCTGATAACGGCTACACAATTTTTAACCCTTATAATAACCCTTATAATAACCCTTATAAAAAGAGCCAGTATAAAAGCTAGGAGATAAAAATAGACATTTTAGAGTTCGCGACAGCTGTGCAGCGCGCAATTGGGAAAAAAGAGCAGCAGATACAAGAAATGATGACCAACGGTGAAACAAAAGATTGGTCTCATTACCGTAATCTGGTCGGCCAAATAGAAGCGCTAAACTTCATTCGCGAAGAAATTAGAACCATTCTTAAAAATCAGGATATAGAATAATGGCTAGAACAGCGCTAGAACAAAAATGGGCCACAGAAGAGTCCGAAAAAACACCCTTAGAAAAAGTATATGACGAAGGCATTGGGCTGGACTCAAGCAAAGTTGGTGAAGATTTATTAGAAAGTCTTCCAGAACCGACTGGATGGAGAGTAATGATTCTTCCTTTTAGAGGTGAAAGAAAAACAAAGGGTGGGATTGAGCTAACAGACGAAACACTTGGAAGACAGCAAGTCAGTACCGTTTTAGGCTATGTTCTAAAAGTTGGTTCCCTAGCTTACGGCGGAGAAAGATTTTCAACCGGTCCTTGGTGCGAAGAGGGAGATTGGGTAATGTTTGGTCGTTACGCAGGATCTCGTTTTCAAATTGAGGGCGGTGAAATAAAAATACTCAATGACGATGAAATCATTGCAAGAGTACCTAACCCAGAAGCAATTCTGCATCAATTTTAACATGAGGAAAAAATCATGCCAGAGCACAAACTAAACCTAAACCCTGCCGAAGAGCTTGTACAAATTGACGATACAGGACCCGAAGTAGACGTAGAAATCGAAGAAACTCAAAACGCAACTTTTGAAGCACAGCCCGTAAAAGAAAATATTTTAGAGGCGATGCCCGAAGAAAAAACCGAAGAAAAAACTGAAGAAAAAGTAGAAGACGAACACGAAGAATACAGCAAAGGCGTACAGAAACGGATCGGTAAACTCACCGCAAAACTGCGAGAAGCCGAACGCAGAGAACAAGCGGCCACACAATACGCGCAAAACGTACACAAAGAAAACTCAACGCTTAAACTACAAAAACAAAACACAGACGGAAATTATATTCTTTCAGAAGCAAATAGAATAACAGCTGAAACAGAAGCTACAAAAAATGTTTTACAAAAAGCAAACGAAGAACAAGACGTAGAAAAACAAGTACAAGCACAACAAAAACTGGCGGCTTTGGCGGTTGAGGCTCAACGCGTACAAGCACTTAATCAAAGAAGAGCCGCACAAAAGCAGACAGCGCCAACACAGGTCACACAAAGTTTTGCACAACAAGAAGAGCAAGCCGCTCCTATGAAACCCGATCCCAGAGCAGAAGCTTGGGCAGAAGGCAATTCTTGGTTTGGTGATGATCGTGCAATGACCATGACTTCTTTCGCTATTCACGAAGATTTGTTGAATGAAGGGTTTGACGCGACAAGCGATGAGTATTATAGTGAGATAGATAAACGAATACGAGACGAGTTTCCCCATAAATTTGGAGAAACGTCTC